AATGGTATTGCAGACATCTCTAGTGATGCTACTGTAACAATAGATGGCACAAGAATAAGAACTGTAGAACCTAGTATTACAGGTGAAGCAAACGCATCTATATCTTACTTAAGAATTAGAACTAATAGTGGTTCTATTGCAGGTTACGCATTATTTAGTGCAGATGGATTTTCTCTTGCAATAGCAAATGGTTCTATCTTCTCTAATGTTAGTGTTACTGCTGATCCAAATAGAATTAGATTATTTGATGCAGATATTAATACAGATGCAACAGTATCAGCGTTAGGTGGATTAATAGCAGATGCAGATGGAAGTATAAACACAACAGCGTTAGCAGAATGTTTAGCAAATGCTACATTTAGTGGTGATGCAATTATAAACTCTAATGGAACAATAACTGCAATTGGTTATGTTCTAGGTGAAGAATGGTCAGATAGTGCAGTGGGTTCTGAAGTATGGACTGACTCTACTACTGGAAGTGAAGTATGGGTGGAAGATACACCTGAATCAAACACATGGTTACGACAAGGATAAAACATGGCAAAAATAAAAATTAGTCAATATGATTCAGTATCAGCAAATAATTCTGATATAGATGGTATTAATATTGCTGAATCGTGTCCTCCATCAGGCATTAACAATGCTATTCGTGAGGTTATGGCGCATCTTAAAGATTGGCAAAGTGGAGTTTCAGGTGACACATTACCAGTCGCATCAGGTGGAACTGGATCTGCAACTGCTAGTGGCGCAAGAACAAATCTAGGTCTTGGTGCATTAGCAGTAAAAGCAACAGTGGCAACTGCTGATATAGATGCAGATGCAGTAACTAATGCAAAGATTGCAGATGACTCTATTGATAGCGAACACTATGTAGATGGTTCTATTGATACTGCTCATATTGCTGATGACCAAATTACTTCTGCTAAAATTGCAGATAACGCAGTTGGTGCAGATGCACTAAATGTAAGTGGTAATGGAACAGCAGGTCAGGCATTATTATCTGATGGTGACGGAACATTTAGTTGGGGTTCTTCTTCAACAATGACAACAACAACAGGTTCTGCTCCTTATTATGGTGCTAGAGCATGGTGTGATTTAGATGGAACAGGAACAGCAACTATTGATGCAAGTGGTAATATATCATCTGTAACTGATAACGGCACAGGAGACTACACATTAACATTTACTACTGCTATGCCAGACACTAATTATACATTTAATGGAAACGCTGGATATTATCAACAAAACGTTGTTAATATGATTGAAATTAAAAATGGTGGAAGAACTACATCAAGTGTCAGAATACAAGGTTATTATACAAATGGCGGTAGTGATGTTGCTACAACAATTTCTGATTTTGACCCAATTAGTGTTGTAATTTTTAGATAAGGAAAAAATATGGACAAAAGAATCGTATATAACAATGATGAAGGTGGAATTAGTATTATCATTCCAACAGCAGAATGGTTAGCAGAACATACAATAGAAGAATTAGCACAAAAAGATGTGCCAACAGGTAAAACATATCACATTGTAAATGTATCAGAAATACCATCTGACAGAACTTTTAGAAACGCATGGGAGTGGGCATAATGGCAATACAAGTAAACATTAATAAAGCAAAAGACATTACTAAAGACAGACTTCGCCAAGAAAGAACACCTAAATTAGAAGCATTAGATGTTCAATTTCAAAGAGCGTTAGAAGCAGGTTCTGATACAACTGATATTGTAAATAAAAAACAGCAATTAAGAGATGCGCCTGCTCAGGTTGATAGTATGACAACAGTAGAACAATTAAAATCAGCAACATTACCTGACGTAGGAGTCTAAGTGGCAACACGCATACAATTTGAAGAATGGTTACCTGACCAACCATCTATTACATCACTTCGAGATGCTAAAAATGTATACCCTACATCTGTAGGTTATGCACCTTTTAACAACCAGGAAGATTTTTCCGGATCTGCATCTGAAAACTTAAACAGTTTATTTGGTGCTAAATATGGTGATGAAGTTGCTATATTTGCAGGTGGTGCAACTAAATTGTTTAAACTAGATGCTACAGACTTGTCTTTAGATGATGTATCTAAATCTGGCGGGTATAGTGGTGGCACTTGGAACTTTTGCCAATTTGGCAAAGTTGTTATTGGTGCAAATAATCAGTCTAAATTACAGTCATGGGAAATAGGCACTTCTTCAGCATTTGCAGACTTAGATACAAACGCACCTATTGCTAAATATGTCACAGTTGTAAGAGACTTTGTAGTAACTGCTAATATAGATGCAGGAACATATACAAACAAAGTTCAATGGAGTGATTTGAATAATGAAGCAGTATGGACAACTGGAGCAACAAGTCAGTCAGATTCACAATTTTTGCCCGATGGGGGAAATGTGACTGGACTCAGTGGTGGAGAAATTGGACTAATATTTTTAGAAAAGTCTATTGTTCGTATGACATATGCAGGTTCACCATTATTCTTCCAGTTTGACACTATATCAAGAGGACTTGGATGTATTGAAGGTAATTCTATTGCACAGTATGGTGCCACATCATTCTTCTTATCTGATGATGGATTTTATTCATGTGATGGTCAAACAGTAACAGGCATTGGCACAGAAAAGGTAGATAGATACTTTTTTAAAGATGCAGATATTACAGATTTAGATTCTATGTCAGCATCTGTAGACCCTATTAAAAAATTAGTAGTATGGAACTATAAAAATGTTGATGGTGGTCGCAGTATCTTGGTGTATAACTGGCAATTAAGTAAATGGTCAAGAGTGATTACCACTGCTACAGGAGTTGGTTCTATTACAACAACTGGTTACACATTAGAAGCATTAGAAACTGTATTAGGTTATACAAATATAGATACATTGCCTGCATCATTAGATGACCGATTATGGGTAGGTGGTAAATTCTTATTTGCAGGGTTCAAAGATGATAAAATTGTGACATTTACAGGATCAACATATAACTCAGAATTAATTACATCTGATATTGAGTTAGGGTATAACTCTGTAGTAACTCTTGCTAGACCGCAAATAGACAATGGAACTGCAACAGTAAAAATAGCATCAAGAAAAGAATTAGATGACAATATACAATTTGGTTCATCTGTAACTACTTCTTCAGAGGGTCGTGCTAGTTTAAGAAGTGCAGGTCGTTATCATAGATTATCTATTAGTCCTACTGGAAACTGGACTAATGCTGTAGGTGTAGATGTAGATGTTAAAACACAAGGTAAACGATAATGGCAAATCAGTTTCGTAGACTGCAACCTCAGTATGCAGACACTCGTGAGATTGCAGAAGTAACTAATCAAATACTAAATGGTAAAACAAACAATACTGGTACATTTGATTTGTCTACTGGTTGGGCAACTACAACAACTATTTATAACGAAAGAATTAGTGCTGACTCTAAAATTATATTAGTTCCATTTAGCAGTTCTGCTCGATCAGATGCAATTCCTTATGGTGAGATTAATTCCACTACAGGACAAACAGCACCATCTACAGGAACAACAGCAGTTGTTGAGTTTGATAACATTACACAAAATAATGGAATCTATCAAGATGGAACAAACGCATCAAGAATTTATGTTAGAGATGCAGGTGTTTACAATGTTATGTATTCACTACAATTAATTAATACAACGAATGATGGTCAATACGCAGATGTTTGGTTTCGCATCAACGGAACTGATGTAGCAGATTCAGCAAGTCGATTTGGTTTACCTGCTCGTAAGTCTAGTGGTGACCCATCTGAACTAATTGGTGCTATGAATATATTTTTATCACTAGATGCTGATGATTATATAGAAGTCGCAGGTGGTGTGTCAGATGTCGGTGTAGAGTTATGGTACTCAGCACCACAAACAACACCATTTATTAGACCTGCAATACCTTCTGTAATATTAACTTTAAATTCTGTATCAGGTGGAAGTTTAAGTAGTATTTATGTTTCTGCACAACAAAATGGACAAGCAACA